GCTCAACTTGCTGAAAAGTTTAATGAAGAGCTAAACAAGTCTTTAGAAGACAAGATAGCTGAAGAGGTGGCCGGACTGAAGGCCAAAAACGATGAATTGTTGGCTGAGAAAAAAGCCGCCCAACGTGCGAAGGAAGAGCTAGATGCCAAGGCCAGAGCTGATGAAGAAAGGTATGCTAAAGAAAACGGGCAGTACCAAGAACTCTATGAAAGCCAAAAAAGCGAAGCCGAAGGGTTACGCAAAAAAATCGAAGAAATGAATCAACTAGCCACGCGACAAAAAGTACAGTCCGAGGCTATAAAAATCGCAACTACGTTGACAAAAGACGTAGCTAAGGCAAAATTGTTAGAAGAGAAGCTAGGCCAGAGGCTGACGCTTTTAGATGGTGAAGTGCGAGTCACTGACGATTCAGGTCAGTTGACCGTTAGCACCGTAGACGATTTGGTTACTAACATAAAGAATGATTTTCCATTCTTGATAGACGGAAACCAAGCAACAGGTGGCGGGGCCACTCGTTCACAAGGCAGGGCCGATGTGGGCAATCGACAGATCAGCCGTAATGAGTTTGATTCTTTGGGTCAGGGCGCTCGCGCTCAGTTCATCAAAGAAGGCGGCAGAGTATATGATGATTAAGGAGACAGCCACATGGCTAACGTATTGACAGATCTAGCGGCAGATATCTACAAAGCCGCCGACGTTGTGGGACGGGAGCTTGTAGGCTTCATTCCTGCTTCTACCATTAACGCAGACGGTTCAAACCGCGCCGCTAAAGGCGATGTTGTCCGTGCGGCGTTCACACGCGAAGCATCAGCAGTAGATGTTACCGAGGCGATGACTATTCCGGAAGGAACAGATCAGACCGTCGATAACAAGACGCTGACAATCTCAAACTCTCGTGCAGTGCAAATTCCTTACACTGGTGAAGATGTCTTACATCTGAACAACGGTGTTGGTTTTGAAACTGTATACGGCGATCAGATTGCTCAAGCAATGCGTACTCTGACTAACGAAATCGAAGCAGACTTGGCGGAAGAAGCGTACAAAAACTCTTCTCGCGCATTTGGTACTGCTGGCACTACTCCATTTGGATCTAACTTCTCAGAAATTGCTGAGATTCGTCAGATTCTGGTGGACAACGGTATGCCACAGAACGATGGTCAGGTTTCGCTTGTACTGAACACGCTCGCAGGAACTAACTTGCGTCAGCTTGCTCAACTGCAACAGGCCAACACTGCTGGTGGAACTGACCTCTTACGTCAGGGAATCCTGTTAGACCTTCAAGGCATTGCCATTCGTGAGTCTGCACAAGTGCAGTCACATACGAAAGGTACAGGTACAGGCTACCTATTGAACGATGCTTCATCTGCTGTTGGTGATACCACCATTGCAACAGATACTGGTACAGGAACTATCTTGGCCGGTGACATCGTAACCTTTGCAGGTACTTCCGATAAGTATGTTGTAAACACTGCTTTAGCAGGTGGATCATTCGTCATTGGCGGAACTGGTCTGGTTGCGGCAGAGTCTGACAACGACGCGATTACTGTGGGCAACAACTACACAGCTAACGTGGCGTTCCATCGTCGCGCTCTTGAGCTTGCAGTCCGCGCTCCAGCAGTACCGCAGGGTGGAGATACAGCAGACGACGCTCTGACTGTTCAAGATCCAAACTCAGGTCTTGTTTTCGAGGTTCGTGTTTATAAGGGCTATCGTAAGACTATGATCGAAGTTGCGGCATCTTGGGGTGTCAAGGCTTGGAAGTCTGACTTCATTGCCACTTTGGTTGGTTAATGATATCGGGGGCTTCGGCCCCCGTTTTTGATGAGGAAGCTAGACATGGCAGAATCTAAAACTACGGCCAAGAAGCCAGCGGCTAAGAAGCCAGCCGCAAAAAAAGAGGCTCCCAAGAAAGATTCAAACGCGCTGATTAAGATGATCCGCGATGATGGGGTGACGGCAGATGTTCATCCATCAATGGTGCAAGATTATAAATCCGGTGGCTACAGAGAGGCATAATCATGGCG